AACTGGACTAACTACTCCACTAACAGTGCCTCAAGGTGGTATGGGTGCAGCTACACACACAGCTAATAATGTTTTAGTAGGTGCCGGGACAGGGGTTGTTACTTCAGTCGCTCCAGGTACATCAGGAAATATATTAACCTCTAACGGAACGGTTTGGCAATCAGCAGCTGTAGCAGCAGCAGGATTTGATTCAGGCACACGATTGATGTTTGCCCAAGACGCTGCTCCAACAGGATGGACAAAAGACACAACAAACTATAACCAACACGCCATACGAATTGTAACAGGAACAGCAGGCGGTACAGGGGGTACAGTAGACTTTACTTCTGCATTTGCTTCCCAAGCAGTAACGGGTTCTGTAACAATTACAGCAGTAGCGGGTAGTGCAGGTGCTACAACACTCTCAACAGCACAGATACCAAGCCATAATCACTCCTATTTAACAAGTGGTGGACCCGGAAAAAGTGGGTCATATTCCAAAGCTTCTCCTGGTGGAGCGGCACAGACGCTAAATACAGGAGCAACAGGTGGCGGTGGTTCTCATGACCATCCATTTAGTTTCTCTAGTGGTTCTGGTACTTTTGCCGGTAGTGCAATTGATTTAGCGGTAAAATACTTAGATGTTATAACAGCAACTAAAGACTAATAAGTCTGAAAGGATTTAAATGCAATTAGAAAAAGGTACTTACTGTCCTTTATTAAAGAAAAAATGTATTGGGTTAAAATGTGCTTGGTTTGTTAGAGTCCAAGGATACGATAAAAATACAGGAAAAGAAGTAGATGAATACAACTGTGCAATAGCTTTAATGCCCTTGTTACAGATAGAGAACTCAGGTACTCAAAGAGAAACGGGGGCAGCAGTTGAGTCATTTAGAAATGAAATGGTAAAAGCTAATGAAGCTACCACAAGGTTATTAATGCAGGAACAGAATAAATTAATAGGAGATAAGAAATGAAATTAACAATTACAATAGTAGATAATGCGGTTAGTAAAGATGGAGTCGGGCATGGTGGCTTAGACCTTTTACCCTGCAATATACCAGCTACTGTTTGGGCCCTACAGTGGAATAATGACTCAGGTCACATTGAATACATAGGCACAACTCAGAATGATGCTATAACAGAATTACCCAATTGGGCAACTGCCGCAGAAGCATTGTGGGAAACTGCTAACGACGCAGTCCTAGCCGCAGAAGTAGTTGGTGAAGCAACACCAGAAACCTTTTGGGCTGACTATCCTGTAGCTAATGACCCATCGGTAACTAAAATTCTACTTAAAACATACGAAGGTATAACTAATATTCGCGGAGCTGACCCGGTAACAAATATTGTAAAAGCTGTGGAAACTACTACGGTAGCTACGGGTGCAACTGCTTTGTCTTCTCTTGCTACACTACTGAACGATTGTAAAGCATTAGGCGTGCCTGTAACTTCCGACGCTTTTGCAGATAATATTACACAAAGCTTTAAAGATTATATGGCGGGTTTAGGATATTCCTTTTTCAGTGGTACTAATGCCGACGGGCAAGCATATGAAAAACTTTATTACCCCTGGGGCGCAGATCTAGCAGCCGCTAAAGCTGACCAAGATATTAACATCGGTAGAGAAGTATCACTTGCTGCTGGTGTAGAATGGAATCTATCTAATTGGCAGATAGATTTAAATAGTCGAAATAATATTATGAACCAGCTAACAGCAATAACTTCGGGTATATATACAGAGGCATCTCTTACTTGGAGAAATACTGCCAACGTAGATGTAACACTTACTATAGAAGAATTTAAACAATTAGCTAGTGCAGTAACTACAAAAGTAGAAGAAATATATATAGCTTCATTTGCTGCGAAAGGATAATATATGCGGAAAGCCTTAGAATTCATTTTTAATAATGGGTTTCTAAGAAAATGTAGTAACGATGCAAAAGTAAAAGCAACACAAGCTTTTGTCTATATAAGTGCTTTAGTTACTATGATTTTTGCTTGGGACACCACATTATTCCTAATCGCCCTAGCTCTAGGGTGGGTTTGTTTTGGGCTGTGTGTAAGTGTAGGACTACATAAGTATGCTGCGCATAGGTCCTATGAGCCTAAAAACCGATTGATTAAATGGGTAGTTTTATGGTTTGCTACTATTGGTACTTTAGGTAGCACTATTTGTTGGGCTGCAGGACATAGGGCTCACCATAGACACTCCGACCACATTGAAGACCCTCATCGACCTAAAGGTAACTTATTGCACAAGATAAAAGTATGGTTTTATTACGTGCCTGCCTTTAATATTAATCCACTTATTATAAAAGATTTAACTAGAGATAAAGACCATGTTTGGTTCCATAAAAATTACTACAGGGTAATATTTAGTTATGTAGGGTTCTTAGCTTTAATTGACCCTATCTATGTAGGATACTTTTATGGCATTCCTATATGGTATACATTAATTGGTATTAGTTGGGCTACTGTTATTGCTCATGTCCCTGTACTTAGTTATGGGTTGCCTGGTACTTGGAGAACCTATAACTCTAAAGACTATACGGTTAATAGTCATCTTTGGTCCATCCTTTTTATAGGTGAGGGACTACACAACACACATCATGCAGTGCCTGGACTATGGAATAATGCTATTAACAAAGGGGAGTTTGATTTAACTGCCCCAATAATAAAGTTGATAGGTAAACCAAACAATGCTACAGTAAGAGAACATCCTCCAATTAGAAAAGGGTTTAAAGCGGTAAAAGAAGAAATTAAAGAGGTTCAAGAATATATAACTAAATATGATAAAACTCATTCAAAAACAGGCAATTATACTGCCTAATGACCACGTATCTATTGTTAGATACTCTGTTTTAGGGCTTATAAATAAAATATGCGTTAACCTAATATACTCTAGCGTTGATAATTTTCATAGCCATCCCTGGGATTATATTTCTATTATATTATGGGGGGGTTATAGGGAGACACGCTGGAAAGCAGGTAAGACTAGAACTAGAATATACTACCCAGGTAGTATATTAATAAGAAAACATACAGACTTTCATAGAATTGAGCCTCTAGGTAAAAGGGCGATTACTTTATTTTGGAGGGGGGCAGAAAAACAAAAGTCAAACTATTGGGTTAAAGATAATATAATATACTCTGAAGCTAGATATTGGTTGATACAAGGATATACTAAGAGTAAGATGAAAAAATTATTTAACTACATGAAAGATTATAATGGATAAAATTGAAAACGAAATAAAAGAATTATTAGTAGAAAGTATTAATAAATTAGAGATAGATAAAATAAAATTAACTGACACTCTTGAAGACTTAGGTGCAGACTCTTTAGACTCTGTTGAAATTATTATGGGATTAGAAGAAAAGTATAATATTCAAGTATCAGAAAATGTGTTTGCTGACATTCATACTGTACAAGACATAATAGAGTATATAAAAAAACAAAGTGAATAAGCATGCAATGTACAACATTAAAGATTATATAGTAGTATTAAAAAACATAGTACCTAATGAATTATGTGATGCTATTTTATCTGAGTATAGTAATAGTGATGAATGGAATGCAACGGCAGTAGGCGATGGAAAGCCTAATAAAAAAGTACGTAATTGCGATACCATTCAAATGTCAGAAAGATTTACCATAGGAGACCACAAAGAACGGGCAAGATTAGATGCAGAAGTATTTAAATATGCTGCCAAATGTATAGAAGAGTACAATAAAAAATTTAAACACGCGCATGTGCAAGAAGATACAGGGTATGAGCTACTTAGATACAAGAAGGGTGAATTTTATGTACAGCATATAGACACTTTTTTACAAGCACCTAGGTTAGTTAGCTGCTCTTTTCACTTAAATGATAACTACAAAGGCGGAGAGTTCGGGTTCTTTGATAGAGAGGTGAAGATTAAAGCAGGTAAAGGTGATGTTGTAATGTTTCCTTCTACCTTTATGTATCCACATGAGGTTATGCCTGTAACAGAAGGCACTAGGTACTCAATAGTTACTTGGTATAGATAATGAATAAAAAAATAGACAGCTTAGGAAGAGAGATAATAATATTTGATGATTTATTCTCTAAAGCATTTCATGAATACCTCCATAGTTTCGCCAAAAATAAAAAAAATTATGCTCTTGGATTTGAAGATACTGAGGCAGTAGAAAGGCTAACACATAAATATTATACGGCTGACTTTGGGGTAGAAGACTTAGAAGAGTCTAAATTGTTTGACCAACTTTATAAGACACCTATGGGCGAATTTATTAAAGATAGGCAACTTACTAGAGCTACTATTAACACATCAGTTCCTAGTCAAACTAATTTTCCTCACACACATATAAATAATTTGTCATTTATCTATTACCTAAACTTAGACTGGAAGCCTGAGTGGGCAGGAGAAACGCTGTTCTATAATGACAAATGTGATGAAATTGAGTTTGCTTCTATATATAAACCTAATAGAGGAATACTATTTGATGGGGCAATACCCCATACCATAAGAACTCAAAGTATTACTGCTCCACACTATAGGTTCAGCCTAGCAATGTTTTTTGAGAAGAATAATGGTTAAAAGAAAAGTCATAGTTCTTGATGATGTACTTTCAGAGGAAGATGCCGAGCTATTTAGAGCCAGACACTTTTGCTCATCAGAACGTGAGGATAATCGGTGGGTAGATAAAGGAAATCAGCCTAAATATATAACCAATCTTGTTAATGTGGTAGAGAGCTATATTGATTTATCTACTGCTGTAGGATATGAGTGGTGGACACAAAAAAATACTTATACAGGGCGAGGGTGGCATATTGATAATGATGAAGAGGTGTGGGCTTCTGATGGTATATTGAAAACGCCACTGTGCTCTATTATTTATTATCCATTAGTCGCACATATTAAAGGTGGTGAGTTTGATTTAGGAGATTTGAAGATACCTGCAAAAACCAATAGAATGATTATTGTTTCTGCTAATGAGCCTCATAAGATTAATAACTATAATATAGAAGAAGCTGATAGATGGTCATTTTTAATCAATCCTTGGAGCTATAAATTAGAGTGGGCAACACCTTCATGGCATATAAAAGAAGAAAATTCAGAAAATATGGTAAAATAAGGGCATTGTGCTAGGAGAAAAAATATGTTATCGAGGATATGGGGTTTTGCTACATTAGTTTTGGGGGTCTGTGCATTTAGTTACACACAGGTATCAGCAGAGTCAGATCTCCCTGACCTCATGGTAATGACAACGGATGTAGGTACCGTAACGCTAACAGAGAAGGCTTGCTCATTCCCAGTACTACTTAACATGCCTTACGAAGTGATTGCTACAGAGAATGGTAATACGCATACAGGATGTTGGAATACTAGATTAGGGGACACTCATATATATGTAGCCTTTCCTGATGATGTACAGAATCAAGTTATCCCTATGCCAAAGAAGTGGTTTAGTGGTATCAATGTGGAGGCTTTGTAATGCTATCAATATTATCAGCAGTATTAGGATTTGCTACATCCGGTCTACCCAGTGTGCTGAAGTTCTTTGAGCAAAAAGGTGACCAAAAACATGAACAGTCTATGGCTAGGTTAGAAATAGACAGAACT